GCCGCCGTTTTTGAAGGTCAGTCCGGCATTGAGGCCGGGCTGGCGGATGAATTAATCAATGCGTCGGATGCCATCAGCGTGATGGCTGCGGCGCTGAACACTCATGATACAGGAGGCACTATGCCGCAATTAACTGCAACGGAAGCTGCCGCGCAGGAGAACCAGCGAGTGATGGGGATCCTGACGTGTCAGGAAGCGAAAGGACGTGAACAGCTTGCCACGATGCTGGCAGGACAACAGGGCATGAGCATTGAACAGGCCCGGGCGATTCTGGCCGCGGCGGCACCACAGCAGCCGGTGGCATCCGCGCAGAGTGAAGCCGATCGCATTATGGCGTGTGAAGAAGCGAAAGGTCGTGAACAACTGGCGGCAACGCTGGCGGCGATGCCGGAGATGACGGTGGAAAAAGCCCGCCCGATCCTGGCTGCCTCACCGCAGGCGAATGCCGGGCCCTCACTTCGTGATCAGATCATGGCCCTGGATGAGGCAAAAGGGGCAGAAGCGCAGGCTGAAAAACTGGCGGCCTGCCCGGGAATGACCGTGGAGAACGCCCGGGCTGTGCTGGCTGCGGGATCAGGTAAGGCCGAACCGGTCTCTGCATCCACAACCGCCTTGTTTGAACATTTCATGGCGAATCATTCACCGGCAGCGGTGCGGGGTGGCGTGTCACAGACGTCAGCAGACGGTGATGCGGACGTGAAAATGCTCATGGCCATGCCATGAAGTCAGTGCTGACCATCAATATGAGGTTTTAACAAAATGGTGACGAAAACCATCACTGAACAGCGTGCGGAAGTACGTATTTTTGCCGGTAATGATCCGGCTCATACCGCCACAGGCAGCAGCGGGATTTCTTCTGCAACACCGGCTCTGACGCCCCTGATGCTGGATGAAGCCACCGGGAAACTGGTGGTCTGGGATGGACAGAAAGCCGGTAGTGCGGTTGGCATACTGGTACTGCCGCTTGAAGGCACAGAGACGGTGCTGACCTATTACAAGTCGGGGACCTTTGCGACGGAGGCAATCCGCTGGCCTGACAGTGTGGATGAACACAAAAAGGCCAACGCCTTTGTCGGCACAGCCCTGAGTCACGCGGCGCTGCCGTAACACGTTATCAGGCCACCGCGTTGGCCTGACTGATTTCTGAATGAAAGGAACTGATTTATGGGATTGTTTACGACCCGCCAGTTACTCGGTTATACCGAACAAAAAGTGAAATTCCGTGCGCTGTTTCTGGAGCTGTTTTTCCGCCGTACGGTGAATTTCCACACCGAAGAGGTGATGCTGGACAAAATTACCGGAAAAACGCCGGTGGCGGCCTATGTCTCCCCGATCGTTGAAGGAAAAGTGCTTCGCCATCGCGGTGGTGAAACCCGCGTGTTACGTCCGGGCTACGTCAAGCCCAAACACGAATTTAATTACCAGCAGGCGGTTGAGCGCCTTCCTGGTGAAGATCCGGCTCAGCTGAACGACCCGGCCTACCGTCGTCTGCGTATCATTACCGATAACCTCAAACAGGAAGAGCACGCCATTGTCCAGGTGGAAGAAATGCAGGCGGTGAATGCCGTGCTGTATGGCAAATACACCATGGAAGGGGATCAGTTTGATACTGTCGAGGTGGATTTCGGGCGCTCTGAAGGAAATAACATTGAGCAGGCTGACGGTAAAAAATGGTCTGAGCAGGACCGTGATACGTTTGATCCGACGCATGATATTGACCTCTACTGCGATCAGGCCAGCGGCCTTGTGAATATCGCCATTATGGACGGTACGGTCTGGCGTCTGCTGAATGGCTTTAAGCTGTTCCGCGAAAAACTGGATACCCGTCGCGGCTCAAATTCACAACTCGAAACGGCAGTGAAAGATCTGGGCGCAGTGGTGTCCTTCAAGGGGTATTACGGCGATCTGGCCATTGTGGTGGCGAAAACGTCTTATGTGGCAGAGGACGGTACCGAAAAACGTTATCTGCCGGAGGGCATGCTGGTGCTGGGGAATACGGCGGCAGAGGGGATTCGTTGCTATGGTGCCATTAAGGATGCACAGGCGTTGTCTGAAGGAGTGGTGGCTTCTTCCCGTTACCCGAAACACTGGCTGACCGTGGGCGATCCGTCCTGTGAATTCACCATGACGCAGTCCGCTCCGCTGATGGTGCTGCCGGATCCGGATGAGTTTGTGGTGGTACAGGTGAAATAATCCGTGAGCGGGGGCGAAATGCCCCCGTGTCTTTTTTCACAGGAGGCTGAGATGGCAACAAAAGAAGAAAATCTGAATCGTCTTCGTCAACTGGCTGGCCTGCTGGGGCGCGAGGCGGATATGTCGGGGAGTGCTGCGGATATTGCTCAACGTGTGTCTGAGTGGGAAGAGGAGCTTGCCGTTTCCCCGGAGGGCATTATGCACTCTGATGAGAGCGGGGCTGATCAAAATCACACAGACGATGGTGAGCAGTTGAACAACACGGATGCTCCGGATGATGTTAAAGCCGTCCGGGTACGGAAGTGCCTGCAAGTAATGGGGTATTGCCCGGAGACAGGTCGTCCCGTTGAGTTGGCGTTACGGGGTATGCGTGTTCTGGTGCCATCATCACTGGCAACGGCCATGATACAGCACGGAACGGCTGAATATGCGTGATTTTCAGAATGCCTTTGATGCTGCCCTCGCCGGGGTAGACAGTACGATCGTTGAAGTGATGGGGCTCTGTGCGCAGTTCACCTCGGGGGCACAGTGTGGCAGCGAAGTTCAGGGGGTTTTTGACGATCCGGAGTCGCTGGGGTTTGCCGGTGGCGGGGTCCGTATTGAAGGAAGCAGCCCGTCATTATTTGTGCGGACGGATACGGTTCGTGCCGTGCGGCGTGGTGACACGCTGACCATTAATGGTGAGATATTCTGGGTGGATCGTGTTTCTCCGGATGACGGGGGCAGCTGTTATCTCTGGCTCAACCGTGGTCAACCACCCGCAGTTAACCGGCGACGATAAACGCAGGGTGAAATTATGGCGATAAAAGGGCTTGATCAGGCGATTGACAATCTGAGCCGGGTTCGTAAAAACGCCATTCCGGCGGCTTCAGCAATGGCCATTAACCGCGTGGCCACAACGGCGATTAATCAGTCTTCATCACAGGTTGCCCGGGAGACAAAGGTTCGCCGGAAACTGGTTAAGGAACGGTCCAGACTGAAACGGGCGACGGTCAGAAATCCGAATGCCAGAATTATCGTTAACCGCGGTGATCTCCCTGTGATTAAGCTGGGGATCAGGATGCTGGGGCGTCGCCCGAACAGCATACTTAAAGCCGGTCAGCATCGTTATCAGCGGGCATTTATCCAGCGATTAAATAATGGGCGCTGGCATGTTATGCAACGTCTTCCCCAGGCCAGATATGAGGAGGGCAATGACGACAAGGGAAGGAAAAAGCGTAATCGCCTTCCCATTCAGGTGGTGAAAATCCCGATGGCGGCCCCACTGAAACAGGCATTTGATGAGAATGTTGACCGTATCCGGCGTGAACGCCTGCCTAAAGAACTGGCATACGCGCTGAAACAACAACTGAGGATTGCGATAAAACGATGAAACACACTGACATTCGTGCCGCAGTGCTGGATGCACTCGAGCAGCATGAACACGGGGCGACGCTGTTTGATGGTCGCCCTGTTGTTTTTGACGAAGAGGATTTTCCTGCGATCGCGGTTTATCTGACGGATGCAGAGTATACAGGTGAAGAGCTGGATGCAGATACCTGGCGGGCCACACTGCATATTGAGGTGTTTTTACCGGCACAGGTACCTGATTCGGAGCTCGATCAGTGGATGGAAAGCCGGATTTATCCGGCGATGACTGCGATCCCTGCACTGGCAGGACTGATTACCACGATGGTTACGCAGGGCTATGAGTATCGTCGTGATGACGATATGGCGTTATGGAGCTCTGCAGATCTGACTTATTCCATTACATACGAGATGTGAGGACGATATGGCAACACCAAATCCCCTGGAGCCAGTAAAAGGTGCCGGTACCACTCTGTGGGTTTACAACGGCAAGGGTGATGCTTATGCAAACCCGTTGTCAGACGCTGACTGGCAGCGACTGGCTAAGGTGAAGGATCTGACGCCGGGCGAGATGACGGCAGAATCCTACGATGATAACTACCTGGATGATGAAGACGCAGACTGGACCGCGACCGGGCAGGGGCAGAAATCTGCAGGTGATACCAGTTTTACGCTGGCCTGGAAACCGGGAGAGGAAGGTCAGAAAGGGCTTATAGGCTGGTTTGAAAGCGGCGATGTCCGGGCCTATAAAATCCGTTTTCCGAATGGCACGGTGGATGTGTTTCGTGGCTGGGTCAGCAGTATCGGTAAGGCCGTGACGGCGAAAGAAGTGATCACCCGCACGGTGAAAGTCACTAACGTGGGTAAACCTTCTGTAGCGGAAGAACGCAGCAAAATTACGCCGGTCAGTGCGATTAAGGTGACGCCTACATCCGGTACGGTGGCAAAAGGGAAAACAACCACCCTGACGGTTTCTTTTGAGCCGGAAAGTGCAACCGACAAGACGTTCAGAGCGGTTTCCGCCGATCCGTCGAAAGCCACCATTAGTGTGAAAGATATGACAATTACGGTAAACGGCGTGGCGACAGGTAAGGTGCAGATCCCTGTGGTGAGCGGAAATGGTCAGTTCGCCGCAGTGGCTGAAGTCACCGTTACTGAAGCGGGCGCTGCAGGGTAAACGGAGGTAATACATGTTTCTGAAAACAGAACAATTTGAATATAACGGTGTGTCTGTCACGCTTTCCGAATTGTCTGCGCTGCAGCGTATCGAGCATCTTGCCCTCCTGAAACGGCGTGCAGAACAGGCAGAATCCAGCGGCAACCTGCAGGTAAGCGTGGAAGATCTCGTCAGAACCGGCGCGTTTCTGGTGGCGATGTCCCTGTGGCATAACCATCCACAGAAAACGCAGTCACCGTCAATGAATGAGGCCGTGATGAAGATAGAGCAGGAAGTGCTCACCACCTGGCCTGCCGATGCCATTGCCCGGGCGGAAGACGTGGTGTTGTGCCTGTCCGGGATGATCGAAGCTGTTCGTCCGGATACTGATATTACTGAAGTGGCGAAAAATAACACGCTGACTGATGATGATTTTTCTGCGGGAAAGTCTTCGACGGCGAGCTGAACTTTGCCCTCAGACTGGCGCGTGAGATGGGGAGACCCGACTGGCGCGCCATGCTTGCCGGGATGACATCCACCGAATATGCCGACTGGCACCGTTTTTACCGCACGCATTATTTTCAGGATACCCAGCTGGATATGCATTTTTCCGGGCTGACGTACGCTGTACTCAGCCTGTTTTTTTGCGATCCGGATATGCATCCCTCTGATTTCAGTCTGCTTGTCCCCCGGCATGAGGAAGAGCAGGTGGAGAGGCCGGATGAGGACAAAATGCTGATGCAGAAAGCGGCAGGACTTGCCGGAGGCGTCCGGTTCGGTGGGGACGGAGGGCGCGATATTTTATCGTCTGCGGATGTGGCGGATGTCATGGTGGATGATGCCGCATTAATGATGGCTTCAGCGGGGATTCCGGGAGGTGTGAGATATGTCCCAGCCGGTTGGTGATCTTGTTATTGACCTGAGTCTTGATGCTGTCCGTTTCGATGAGCAGATGAGCCGGGTAAGGCGTCATTTTTCAGGTCTGGATACCGACGCCAGAAAAACCGCCAGTGCTGTTGAACAGGGCCTGAGCCGCCAGGCGCTGGCTGCACAAAAAGCCGGGATTTCCGTCGGGCAGTATAAAGCGGCCATGCGAACCCTGCCCGCACAGTTTACGGATATCGCCACGCAGCTTGCCGGTGGTCAGAATCCCTGGCTGATCCTGCTGCAACAGGGCGGTCAGGTGAAGGACTCCTTCGGCGGGATGATCCCCATGTTCAGGGGGCTCGCCGGTGCGATCACCCTGCCGATGGTCGGGGTCACCTCGCTGGCGGTGGCGACAGGTGCGCTGGTGTACGCCTGGTACCAGGGAGATTCCACGCTTTCAGCGTTTAATAAAACCCTGGTTCTTTCCGGTAATCAGTCCGGACTGACTGCCGATCGTATGCTGACTCTCTCAAGAGCCGGGCAGGCAGCAGGGCTGACGTTTAACCAGGCGAAAGAGTCACTGGCAGCCCTGGTGAATGCCGGTGTGCGTGGTGGTGAACAGTTTGATGCCATCAACCAGAGTGTCGCGCGTTTTGCGTCTGCATCCGGTGTGGAGGTGGATAAAGTCGCTGAAGCCTTCGGGAAGCTGACCACTGACCCGACGTCGGGACTGATGGCGATGGCGCGCCAGTTCCGTAACGTGACGGCAGAGCAGATTGCGTATGTTGCTCAGCTGCAGCGTTCCGGAGACGAGGCCGGTGCCTTACAGGCGGCGAACGATATTGCCACGAAAGGCTTTGATGAGCAGACCCGCCGCCTGAAAGAGAACATGGGGACGCTGGAAACCTGGGCGGATAAAACAGGAAAGGCGTTCAAATCGATGTGGGATGCCATTCTGGATATCGGTCGTCCTGAATCCTCAGTGGATATGCTCGCCAGTGCGCAGAAGGCATTTGATGAGGCGGATAAAAAATGGCAGTGGTACCAGAGCCGGAGCCAGCGCCGCGGTAAAACCTCCTCTTTCCGGGCCAACCTTCAGGGTGCATGGGATGACCGGGAAAATGCCCGTCTGGGGCTGGCGGCGGCAACGCTGCAGTCGGATATGGAAAAAGCCGGTGAACTGGCGGCAAGGGACAGGGCTGAGCGTGAGGCGTCACAGCTGAAGTATACCGGAGAGGCGCAGAAAGCGTATGAACGCCTGCTGTCGCCGCTGGAGAAATATACCGCCCGTCAGGAAGAACTGAACAGGGCCCTGAGAGACGGGAAAATCCTGCAGGCGGATTACAACACGCTGATGGCGTCGGCGAAAAAGGATTATGAATCGACGCTGAAAAAGCCGTCCGGTGTGAAGGTGTCTGCCGGTGAGCGTCAGGAAGACCGGGCGCATGCAGCCCTGCTGGCGCTTGAAACTGAGCTCCGGACGCTGGAGAAGCACAGCGGTGCGAATGAGAAAATCAGCCAGCAGCGCCGTGAGTTATGGAAGGCGGAAAGTCAGTATGCGGTCCTGAAAGAGGCCGCCACGAAACGACAGTTATCCGGGCAGGAAAAATCCCTGCTGGCCCATGAGAAAGAGACGCTGGAGTACAAACGCCAGCTGGCTGCACTTGGTGACAAGGTTACGTATCAGGAGCACCTGAATGCGCTGGCGCAGCAGGCGGATAAATTCGCACAGCAGCAACGGGCAAAACGGGCAGCCATTGATGCGAAAAACTGGGGGCTGACTGACCGGCAGGCAGCGCGGGAAGCCACGGAACAGCGCCTGAAGGAACAGTATGGCGATAATCCTCTGGCGCTGAATAACGTCATGTCAGAGCAGAAAAAGACCTGGGCGGCTGAAGACCAGCTTCGCGGGAGCTGGATGGCAGGCCTGAAGTCCGGCTGGAGCGAGTGGAAAGAGAGTGCCACGGACAGTATGTCGCAGGTTAAAAGTGCTGCCACGCAGACCTTTGACGGTATTGCACAGAATATGGCGGCGATGCTGACCGGTGCAGAGGCAGACTGGCGGGGATTCACCCGTTCGGTGCTGTCCATGATGACAGAAATCCTGCTTAAACAGGCCATGGTGGGCATTGTCGGGCGTATCGGCAGCGCCATTGGTGGTGCTTTCGGTGGTGGGGCGTCAGCCTCCACGGGGACGGCCATTGAGGCTGCGGCGGCGAACTTCCATTTTGCGACCGGCGGATTTACGGGCACGGGCGGCAAATATGAGCCTGCGGGGATAGTTCACCGCGGGGAGTTTGTCTTCACGAAGGAGGCAACCAGCCGGATAGGCGTGGGGAATCTTTACCGTCTGATGCGCGGCTATGCGGAAGGGGGGTATGTGGGTGGTGCCGGAAGTCCGGCGCAGATGCGGCGGGCGGAAGGTATTAATTTTAATCAGAACAATCACGTGGTGATTCAGAACGACGGTATCAACGGACAGGCGGGGCCGCAGCTGATGAAGGCGGTGTATGACATGGCCCGCAAGGGGGCGCAGGATGAGCTCCGGCTGCAGTTGCGTGATGGCGGTATGTTATCAGGGAGCGGGCGATGAAAACCTTTCGCTGGAAAGTGAAGCCGGATATGGAGGTGAACTCGCAGCCGTCGGTGCGTGAAGTGCGTTTTGGTGACGGGTACTCACAGCGTATGGCGGCAGGGCTGAATGCTGACCTGAAAACATACAGGGTGATGCTTTCCGTGACCCGGGAGGAGGCCCGGCATCTGGAAGCGTTCCTGGCAGAGCACGGGGGCTGGAAGGCATTTTTGTGGAAGCCACCCTATGCATACCGGCAGATAAAGGTGACCTGTGCCGGGTGGTCTGCGCGGGTCGGGATGTTGCGCGTTGAGTTCAGCGCGGAGTTTAAGCAGGTGGTGAACTGATGCAGGATATTCACGAAGAAAGCCTGAACGAGTCGGTTAAGTCAGAGCAGTCACCGCGGGTGGTGCTCTGGGAAATCGACCTGACGGTGCAGGGCGGTGAGCGGTATTTTTTCTGCAATGAGCTGAATGAAAAAGGGGAGCCGGTGACCTGGCAGGGGCGTGAATATCAGGCGTACCCGATTGAGGGGAGTGGCTTTGAGATGAACGGAAAGGGCAGCAGTGCCCGCCCGTCGCTGACAGTGTCCAATCTTTTCGGCCTTGTCACCGGGATGGCGGAGGATTTGCAGAGCCTGGTGGGTGCCACGGTGGTCCGTCGCCGGGTGTATGCGCGTTTTCTGGATGCGGTGAACTTTGTGGCAGGCAATCCGGAGGCCGACCCGGAGCAGGAGCTGACGGACCGGTGGGTGGTGGAGCAGATGTCAGCGCTGACGGCCATGACGGCCTCGTTTGTGCTGGCGACACCGACGGAGACGGACGGTGCGCTGTTTCCCGGTCGCATCATGCTGGCGAACACCTGTATGTGGGATTACCGGGGCGATGAATGCGGGTATAACGGTCCGGCAGTGGCGGATGAGTTCGACAACCCCACCACGGATATCCGGAAGGACAGATGCAGTAAATGCATGCGCGGGTGTGAGATGCGCGGCATGGTGGCTAATTTCGGCGGTTTCCTTTCCATTAATAAACTTTCGCAGTAATGGATTATGCCCACCGTCAGGTGGGTTTTTTATTTAGTAGTTCTCTCAACTTTTCGTTCTGCTCTCTGAACTTTTCCTGTATTTCTTTTTGCATGGCGATAACCTGGGCTTGAAGTTGAACTAGCGCATCAACATTTAGCGGAACCGAGACGCTGTTAATTTTATCTGCTATTTCCCCGAGTGTATTTTCTGCATTCAAGGCATCTTCCAGTATCTGAACAATCTCTGAGTTCATAGAGCGCCCGTTTCGTTTGGCTCGTTCAGCTATAGCATCTCGCATTCCGTCAGGAAAACGGAGGTTGAACTTGTCGTAGTCTTTTACTTGTTTTTCGGCCATTGCAAATCTCTCAAAAAAAATCATGGTGCCATATTGCCATACGATTTCAATAGTGGCATTATGGCCTTCATGGCGTCACTTTGGCACCAAATAAAGGAGATTAGATAATGCAAGATACACTTTTCACTGAGCGCAAAAATATCAAACTCAACCTTCGCCTTCCATCACGGCTGAATGAAGACCTTCGCCGCCTGGCGGAAATGGACTGTATATCTCTGAACTCTGCAATTGTTCGTTTGCTGGCAAAAGGTGTTAGGGAAGAGGTGGCGAATGGTCGTTAAAAACAGCGAAGCCTCAATGGCTGCAACCATTGAGGCTTCTAAATTACCAGTTAACCACGAGAAAACTGATATGACTAGTTTAGCAATTGCAGATCGCACAATCAATGTTCCATTCCACGGAACAAATCTCTTTTTGGTTGGAATTAACAATGAGCCTTATGTTCCTATGAAGCCTGTTGTTGAAGGTATGGGGATGGTTTGGGCTGCTCAATTTGTTAAGTTAAAACAGAGGTTTGTCAAAGGTATTTCGGAAATCGAAATACCTTCTGCTGGCGGTAAACAGTTAATGACATGTCTTGCCTTTCGTAAATTTGCGGCTTGGCTTTCAAGCATTCAACCAAACAAAGTCCGCCCTGAAATCCGCGACAAGGTAATCCAGTATCAGGAAGAGTGTGACGATGTGCTCTACGAGTACTGGACTAAAGGCCATGTGATTAACCCGCGCAAAGCTAAAAAGGCATTGCCGGGGAAAATCACCACTGAACAGCAGGAAGCCATTAAACAACTCGTCATGAGTCGCGGTCAGTCTCTGCCAAAAGAAAAACAGGCGAAGGCGATGATCACCATGTGGTCGTCACTGAAATCTCATTTTGGGTGTTCATACAAAGAAATCAGCGAGGAGCAGTTTACCGAAGCTCTGTCACTTGCTGCTCGCGTTCCGCTTGAAGGAGAGTTAATCGGCAAACAAGAGAAGAGCACCAACGAGCTTTCCGCAAAAGAAGCAAACAGCCTTGTATGGCTGTGGGATTATGCCAACCGCTCACAGGCATTGTTCCGTGAGTTGTATCCCGCATTAAAACTGATTCAGTCTGGCTATTCCGGCATATGCCACGACTACGGCTATGAGTTCTCGTATGTTATTGGAATGGCGAGAGACGTTTTAATCAATCACACACGAGATGTTGATATTAATGAGCCAGACGGACCAACGAATCTTTCCGCATGGGTAAGGCTTAAGAACAAAGAATTACCTCCTTCACTACATCACTACTAACAGATTGCCAACGAAATGACCCAGCTTCGGCTGGGTTTTTTATCAGGAGTTCTCATGCTCTATAGCAATATATTGGCGCACGCCCGGCGATGTGCGCCAGCGGAGTCGTGCGGCTTCGTGGTAAGCACGCCGGAGGGGGAGCGGTATATCCCTTGTGTGAATATCTCTGCAGAGCCGGAGGCGTATTTTCGTATTGCACCGGAAGACTGGCTGCGGGCAGAGATGCAGGGGGAGATTGTGGCGCTGGTCCACAGTCATCCCGGTGGTCTGCCCTGGCTGAGCGAGGCGGACCGGCGGCTGCAGATAAAGAGTGCCCTGCCCTGGTGGCTGGTCTGCCGGGGTGAAATTCACCGGTTCCGCTGTGTGCCGCACCTGACCGGACGGCGCTTTGAACACGGTGTGACGGACTGTTACACCCTGTTCCGGGATGCATACCATCTGGCGGGGATAACGCTGCCGGATTTTGTGCGTGAGGATGACTGGTGGCGCAACGGCCAGAACCTGTACCTGGACAACCTGGCGGAAAACGGCTTTTACCGTGTGTCTCCGTCCTGTGCACAGGCAGGCGATATCCTGCTGTGCTGCTTTGGTTCATCGGTTCCGAATCATGTCGCCATTTACTGTGGCAACGGTGAATTGCTTCACCATCTGCCTGAACAACTGAGTAAACGGGAGAGGTATTCTGAAAAATGGCAACGACGAACGCATTCTGTCTGGCGTCACCGCCACTGGTCCGCATCTGCCTTCACGGGGATTTACAACGATTTGGTCGCCGCATCAGTCTGTATGTGAACACGGCAGCGGAGGCCATCCGTGCCCTGTCGCAGCAGGTGCCGGGATTCCGCTGTCAGATGAACGAAGGCTGGTATCAGATACGTATTGCCGGTGAGGATACCGCGCCGGAGGCGGTGTATGCCCGTCTTCACGAACAACTGGGTGAGGGAGCGGTCATCCACATTGTGCCGCGACTGGCCGGAGCCGGGGGAAATGGTGTTTTTCAGGTGGTGCTGGGGGCAGCAGCCATCGTGGGCTCTTTCTTCACCGCCGGTGCAACGATGGCGTTGTGGGGCGCAGCCCTGAGTGCCGGAGGACTGACTGCCACCACGATGCTGTTCTCACTGGGGGCCAGCATGATTCTGGGTGGTGTGGCCCAGATGCTGGCCCCGAAGGCAAAGACGCCGGAGTACAAAAGCACGGATAACGGTAAACAGAACACGTATTTTTCGTCACTGGACAACATGATTGCCCAGGGTAACCCGATGCCGGTGCCTTACGGTGAAATGCTGGTTGGTTCACGACGGATATCCCAGGACATCAGCACCCGTGATGAGGGCGGTGACGGGAAAGTGGTGGTTATCGGGCGGGGATGAAAATAAAAAAATCCCGCAGAGTCAGCGGAGCTGCGGGAGAGAACGATGAAGATTAACGTTATGGAGTTATTTTTCAGGCATCAAAAAAGTAACGCAGCGTCATTATTGCGGCTACAGGCAATTTGCAGAAATGTGAAGAATTTCAGAAATTTTATTCCGTCATGACACAGGCACCCTCCGGAGTGCCTGTTGTTTTTGGGCATAAACAGATTCAGACATCAGACAGGAGAGGGGGACAGAGTGGGTAAAGGGGGCGGCAAGGGGCACACACCGCGTGAGGCGAAGGACAATCTCAAATCCACGCAGATGATGAGCGTGATTGATGCCATTGGTGAGGGACCGGTGGAAGGTCCGGTGAAGGGACTGCAGAGTATTCTGGTGAACAAAACCCCCCTGACGGACACGGACGGTAATCCCGTGATACACGGTGTGACCGCCGTCTGGCGTGCCGGGGAGCAGGAGCAGACACCGCCGGAAGGCTTTGAGTCCTCCGGGGCGGAAACCGCACTGGGTGTGGAGGTGACGAAGGCAAAGCCGGTGACGCGCACCATCACGTCAGCGAACATTGACCGTCTGCGGGTCACCTTCGGGGTGCAGTCACTGGTGGAGACCAGCTCAAAGGGTGACCGTAATCCCTCTTCTGTCCGGCTGCTGATTCAGCTTGAGCGTAACGGTAACTGGGTGACGGAGAAGGATGTCACTATTAACGGCAAGACCACCTCGCAGTACCTGACGTCGGTGATTCTGAATAATCTCCCTGAGCGCCCCTTTAACATCCGGGTGGTCAGGGTGACGGCGGACAGTACCACGGACCAGCTGCAGAACAGAACGCTGTGGTCGTCATACACCGAAATCATCGATGTGAAACAGTGCTACCCGAACACGGCCATTGTGGGGCTGCAGGTGGATGCGGAGCAGTTCGGTGGCCAGCAGATGGTGGTGAACTACCATATCCGCGGCCGCATCATTCAGGTGCCGTCAAACTATGACCCGGAAAAACGCACCTACAGCGGTATCTGGGACGGGAGTCTGAAACCGGCATACAGCAATAACCCGGCCTGGTGCCTGTGGGACATGCTGACCCACCCGCGCTACGGCATGGGAAAACGCCTGGGGGCGGCGGATGTGGACAAGTGGGCGCTGTATGCCATCGGGCAGTACTGCGACCAGACGGTCCCGGATGGTTTCGGGGGCACAGAGCCGCGGATGACCTTTAATGCGTACCTGTCACAGCAGCGTAAGGTGTGGGATGTCCTGGGGGATTTCTGCTCGGCGATGCGCTGTATGCCGGTATGGAACGGCCAGACGCTGACGTTCGTTCAGGACCGTCCGTCGGATGTGGTGTGGCCGTACACCAACAGCGATGTGGTGGTGGATGATAACGGCGTGGGGTTCCGCTACAGCTTCAGTGCCCTGAAGGACAGGCACACGGCGGTGGAGGTGAATTACACTGACCCGCAGAACGGCTGGCAGACTTCCACGGAACTGGTGGAAGACCCGGACGCCATCCTGCGCTACGGGCGCAACCTGCTGAAGATGGACGCGTTCGGCTGTACCAGCCGCGGTCAGGCCCACCGTGCCGGACTGTGGGTGATAAAGACCGAACTGCTGGAAACGCAGACGGTGGATTTCACGCTCGGGTCACAGGGGTTGCGGCACACGCCCGGTGACATCATTGAAATCTGTGATAACGACTATGCCGGGACCCTGACCGGCGGACGCATCCTGTCCATCGATGCCGCCAGCCGCACACTGACGCTGGACCGTGAGGTGACACTGCCGGAGGCAGGTACATCGACGGTGAACCTGATTAACGGCCGTGGTAAGCCGGTGCGCGTGGACATCACTGCACACCCCGCCCCTGACCGGATACAGGTCAGCATTCTGCCTGATGGCGTGGCGACATACGGTGTGTGGGGACTCTCCCTGCCGTCACTGCGTCGTCGCCTGTTCCGCTGTGTTTCCATCCGGGAAAACACGGACGGCACCTTTGCCATCACGGCGGTGCAGCATGTGCCGGAAAAAGAAGCCATTGTGGATAACGGGGCCCGCTTTGAGCCGATGTCCGGCTCACTGAACAGCGTCATCCCGCCGGCAGTGCAGCACCTCACGGTGGAGGTGAGTGCCTCAGACGGCCAGTATCTGGCGCTGGCGAAATGGGACACGCCGCGGGTGGTGAAGGGCGTGCGCTTCAGTCTGCGCCTGACCAGTGGCAGTGGTGAGAACAGCCGCCTGGTGACCAGCGCCATCACGGCGGACACGGAGCACCGTTTCAGTGGCCTGCCGCTCGGGGAATACACCCTGACGGTCAGGGCGATAAACAGCTACGGCCAGCAGGGCGAACCTGCCACCACCACATTCCGGATTAATGCACCGGCGGCACCGGCCAGTATTGAACTGACGCCGGGCTATTTTCAGATAACGGTGGTCCCGCATCCTGCGGTGTATGACCCGACGGTACAGTCTGAATTCTGGTTCTCAGAAAAACGCATCACGGACACGGCACAGGTGGAAACCTCTGCCCGTTATCTGGGTACCGGCAGCCAGTGGAGCGTCTCCGGCCCGCACATTAAGCCCGGGAAGGATTTCTGGTTTTATGTGCGCAGCGTCAACCTGGTGGGGAAATCTGCGTTTGTGGAGGCCAGCGGGCAGGCCAGCAATGATGGTGAAGGGTATCTGGAAATTTTCCGTGGGCTGATAGATGAGGCGCAGCTGGGGAAGGCACTGAAAGAGCGTATTGATGCGTCAGCCCTGCGTACTGAGGTCACGCAACTGGAAGAAGACATCCGCCAGCGACTGGAGACGGATGTTGCGGAAGTGACCCGAAAAATCGGGGAGGCGGAAAACAGCCTCACGCAGCTGGTTGCGAAAAAGAATGAGGACCAGACGCTGGCCATCGCGCAGGTGAGTCAGCAGGTGGACCGGGTGAGCAGTGAAATCACACAGACAGTCAGCCAGAGCACGGAGGAAAACGCCAGGCAGATAGCGCAGGTCCGCCAGTACGTGGATGACAAAGGGAGTGAAATCACCTCGACCACGGATAAAAAGCTGGAAGACCAGAGCGCCACCATACAGCAGATACAGCAGGTCCAGTCAGACACGAATGATGAGCTGGCTGCGCTGTACATGCTGAAGGTGCAGAAAACGAAAAACGGCATTCCGTATGTTGCCGGTATTGGTGCGGGGATTGAGGATGCTGATGGCCAGACGCTGAGCAATATTCTGCTGCAGGCGGACCGTATCGCAATGATTACCCCGGAGAACGGCAACACCACGCCGCTGTTTGTGGCACAGGGGAATCAGCTGTTCATGAACGACGTGTTCCTGAAGCGACTGTTTGCGGTGAGTATCACGTCATCCGGCAATCCCCCGACGTTTTCCCTGACGCCGGAGGGCGGGCTGACGGCCCGCAATGCTGACATCAGCGGACATATCAGTGCGAACTCGGGCACGCTCAATAATGTCGTGATAGCGGAGAACTGTACGATAAATGGCACGCTGAAAGCGGAGAACATTATTGGTGATCTTGTGAAATGTGCAGGGGTGGCTTTTCCGGTGGATGGTAGTCACCTTGCGAACGGTACACGAACGCTGACGGTGTATGACGATCACAGCTTTGACCGGCAGATTATAATCCCGCCGATAATCTATGTCGGGTCAAAACAGGAATCCCGCACCAGTAATGACATCTGGACAGAGTGCTTCCTGCATGTTGATCAGAATGGACGCCGGATTTATTCAGGCAGGTCAGTGACAGAGCCGGGAATTTTCAGCGGGATCATCGATATGCCAGCTGGCGGTGGTCATATCACCCTGAGTTTTACCGTGAGCTCACGGCGTCAGAATAACAGTTGGGGCAGTTCACGAATCAGTAACCTTCAGGCGATAGTGGTGAAGAAAAACAGCGCGGGGATCAGTATCCGCTGAACATCGCGCCCCGGGATTGCCGGAAGGAGACAAAAACCGTACAGTATGCGCGGGTGCCTTTGGCTGATGGCCGGAGGGAACACCTGAAGGCCTGATGTGAAAAGGCCCCGGACAAAACATTCATGTTTAACCCGAGGCCTGACCATTCATCCTAAGCAAGTGAAAGGTTAGCGCCTCTCCGTAAAAGGAGCAAGCGTTATGTCGCAAAAACCGTTAAAAACCACCGTGATTTGTATCACGGTAGTGCTCATTATCTGGATCACCCACACTTCACTGTGCGAGTTCCGGTTCCGGATAGCGGGCGCGGAGATTGCGGCGTTCTTACAGTGTAAGCGGTAAGAAACCGTGGCGGGGGAGTGTACCTTCCCCGCCGACCGGTTGCTGAGGGTGATCAGCCGGATGGCACCTTTTTAACATCAATAAATCACAAATTTTACCGCAGGCCGGGAAACCGGTCCTGCGGTTTTTTTATGGAGGAAATCCATGGCAGTCAGAATATCGGGTGTGCTGAAGGACGGGGCCGGTAAGCCGGTACCGGGATGCACGATAGAGCTGAAAGCGCGCCGCACAACGGAGACGGTGATTGTCACCACGGTGGCGTATGGTCAGCCGGGGGAAACCGGCAGTTACAGTATGGATGTTGAGCCGGGGTTGTACCGGGTGACGCTGAACACGGAAGGGTACGCGCCGTCATATGTGGGTGACATTCTGGTGAAGGCGGAGTCTGCACCGGGAACGCTGAATAAATTTCTGATGGACCTGGAGGACGCACAGTATTACCCGAAAGCCCTTGCAGAGCTGGAAGCGGTGGCCGCGGAAATCCTGAAACGTGCGGAAGCGTCAGCGGCGAGTGCAGAGGAAGCGAAGAAACGGGCAGAGAATGCGCGGGGACCGAAGGGTGATAAGGGAGACACGGGGCCACAGGGTATTCCCGGGCCAAAAGGCGATACCGGCGAGCGTGGGCCAAAGGGTGAGCGTGGTGAGGCAGGCCCACAGGGGGTACAGGGGCCACGGGGTGAAACCGGACCCGTGGGACCGCAAGGAGAGGCGGGTATTCAGGGGCCTGCTGGCCCTGCGGGCCCGCGGGGTGAAACCGGAGCCAGAGGCGAAAAAGGAGAGCCGGGAGATCCCGGAGGACCTCCGGGACCAAAAGGTGACACTGGCCCCAGAGGGGAGCCGGGGCCTCAGGGCCCGGCAGGTCCGAGGGGGCCTGCCGGAGAGAGAGGGCCGCAAGGATTGCAGGGTGTGGCAGGGGAGAGAGGCGATACAGGTCCGGCTGGTCCACAGGGTATACCTGGACCTCCGGGGCCAACAGGTAGCGTCGGTCCTAAGGGGGAAAAAGGCGAGCCTGGTGATCGAGGTCCACAGGGTGCTACCGGCCCCAGAGGACCACAAGGGGAAAAAGGGGATAAAGGTGACCCCGGCCCGGCAGGCCCTGCCGGTGAGCGGGGGCCGAAAGGTGATACCGGGCCGACGGGCCCCGCAGGGAAGGATGGCGCAGATTCACAGGCGAACAGAGTGCGTATCAGCGAGAAAACAGAAGTCACCTCCAGCACAGTCGTTTTCCCCTCTTTTTATGGCGGTGCGCATGGGGAAAATGCAGCCCCTGATGGCGCTGTGATTCTGAATATCAGGACGGCTCAGGTATCACTGACGAACGGCAATTTAGGGGAAGCCTGTGTCACTGCTGTCACTTACGGCTTCCTTCAGGTTCACGATGGCAGCCAGTGGGTTACGGTGAAACATGAATAACATGATTTTCCCGGGTGCGGAAAGCTTAAACGGGTACCCCGTCCTGAATATTCGTATGAGGAGAAGAAATGAATCTTAAAAATCTGCAACGTTATACTCCTGAGAAGTCGGATGTTCCGGGGGCAATGTACCTGAAGGCAGAGGATGGCCGTGACTGGTATGAAAGCCAGTCGTCATTTAAGGCGGATACGCTGAAGCTGGTTTATGACAGAGAAGGCCTAATCACGAGTATCAGTAAGGATGTGTCGATGCTGTGGCCAGTGGGACAGAGTGTGGTGGAGGTTGAGGATACAGAAGAAAACCGCAAAGCTGATATCTCCGGGCGCTGGAAGTTTGACGGGGAAAAAGTCGTTGATACTCTGACCGCGGAGAAAGCGCGCGGGATGAAGGGCGATGAAATAAACGCGTGGCGTAATGCGATGGAGGCGGCGAACTACACGTTTGACCACAATGGCCGGAAATGGGACTACGGAAAGTCAACGCAGACGCGCCTTGAGCCATCGGTGGCGGCAGCGAAAGCGGGGAAACTGCCGGAGGCGTTTTTCTGGACGGATGCGGAAAACAATGATGTACAGGTGACAGCAGAAGAGCTTATTGCGCTGAGTGAAGCGGCAGAGCAGGCGATGTTCACTAAAGGGATGGAAATCCACATTCGCCAGCGCACCATGAAGAGGGACCTGGAATCGCTGAGCAGTGCGGATGAGATCCTGGCATACAGGGTTGGCTGGGCACAGGAATAACAGACAAAAAGATGGGGGACCATCACCTCCCCCATGAACTGCGTTGATTATGTCATTATTGTGAAGGTATACACTATGCCGGACGAATACTGCCACGGAAAAGTTAATTCCGGAAGTGACGGAACTCTCATTTTTCGCGCATCCTGTTGATATGGATGATTTTTCAGATTTCCGGAAGTCCGTATTTTGCCCGGGCGCGGTTGCATGCTTCATTCGCGATGCCATTTTTGCCGGATATAGCGAGTTTTCTGCATGTTGACGTTTTTTAGTCAGTGAATAAACCAGTCGTCCGCTGTTTCCCAGACATTTTGAAGCGTTTCTTGTACAAACTCTTGCGCGGATTCTTTATCTACGGCTCTTAAAATAGTGAGTCCATCATTGCTGGCAGATTTAACGATCACTTCTACATCGTCATAACGCTTACTGATTTGTCGCAGCATTTCTTGCTGTAGGGCAGGAACAGAACCTTTTGGCATTTTGCTGATTTTTTCTTTAGCGATACAGATCTCAATTCGCAT